CCTAAGATTGGTATCTGTAGGGGTGCTCAGTTCCTCAATGTCATGAGTGGTGGTACTATGTGGCAGCATGTCGAAGGACATATGCAACCACACATGATGAAGTGGAACTGGCATAACGACGCAGCTAGTGAGTATTACCAAGTACCCTCTGACCACCACCAGATGATGATACCTGGTGACATGGCAGAGATTCTTGGTAGGGCTAACGTAGCTACGGAGAAGCACAATGAATGGACGTGCAAGAAGATTGGACTCGATGATCGTAAGCACAAACCACATGATGATGTTGAAGTATGCTACTATTTTACTACCAATAGTCTGTGTTGGCAGCCACATCCTGAGTATCCTGGTGATCCTCTGCATTCCAAATTATTCTGGGATGCCGTAGAGAAGTTCTGCATTAGGAAAGGATAACATATGACGCATGTGTTTGTTATTTATACTAATGATGGTGTTCATTTCGATGCCTTCACTTCTCTTGAGAAAGCAAAGGCGAAGGCAGAGAGTTGGCACAAAGATCGTCGTGTCACTTGGAAGGTAGATGATGATGCATGTTGTTGGTCTATGTATGTAGGTACAGAGTATTCTGATGGCACAATCAAAGATCATTACTATTATTCCATCCACCAATTGGGGGTGATGTAATGTGTGGTTTGTTTGGAGCCATGACATATGGTGAACTAGTGAGCATTGAGATTGATAATCTCAAGACACTAGGTATGATTAGTAGTCTGCGTGGAAGGGATAGCACTGGTCTATTGTTTGGTAATGGTGGTAAGTTTACAGGTATCAAGCAAGGTATCATGAAGGATGTGTTGCCAGCACCTGAAATGTTGTGGAGTTATGAGGTTGATAAATCCATCAAGGACTTCAAGCCTTACTTGATTGCTGGTCATTGCCGAGATGCTACCATTGGTGAAGTGAACCAAGCCAATGCCCACCCGTTTAGGCATAAGCATATCCGTGGTATGCATAACGGTACTGTCCCAGCTTTAGCCCCGCCTAAGGAGCTAGCCCATGAGTATACAGACAGTAGGATTATCATTGAGACTATCGCTGACAAGGGACTTGAAGCTGCACTGGAGGCTAGTAAAGAGGGCGCGTATGCTCTTGTCTACACCGACAGTAACACAGGTACGCTCAACTTCATACGTAACAACAAGCGTACTCTGTTCTATGTCAAGTCCAAAGGCAACTGTTTGTATTGGGCAAGTGAAAGAGCAATGCTCAGGTTCATGATTGATCGTTGCTATGGTCAGTTCGAGGACATTGTGTTCTGTGAAGAAGATACCTTGTATACCTTCAAGCTTGGTATGAGTCCTGTTGATCCAGTCAAGACAAGCATGAAGAAGCCAGTAGTAGTAACGCGTAAGTATGAGGACCTTGAGGAAGTGTATGATCCTATCCTTGGTCGTACTACCTACCGCAAGAAGACAGAGCAGAAGTTCAAGCCTATCAATGACAACGTTGTTAAGTTGGTAAAGGACAACGTTGAGGAAATCTTCAAGGACATTGAAGATAAGGATGCACCTAAGACCTACGCAGGGTACAGAGGTGAAGAGTACACCGTGCGTGAGGCAGTTAAGATGTTGGGTAATGGGTGCTCAGGTTGTGGTGCTGTGTGTGACGAGTTCGATAAAGCGCATTGGTTTAATCATGATCAATATCTCTGTGGTGACTGCACTAAAGATGACTTCTATGGTGAGTATGGACCACAGGAATATGTTGAAGGAAGGAAGCTACAATGATTACAGTTGGTGCTGATCCAGAGTTCTTTCTTAAGAAAGGTGATATGAATGTTAGCGCACATGGTATTGTTCCTGGCGATAAGCGTACCCCTCACCGTCTTGGCAGTGGTGCTGTACAGTTGGACGGAACCGCTGTTGAGTTCAACATTGAACCTGCCAAGTCAGCGGATGAGTTTGCTACTAACATCGGTGCTGTCCTTGCAGAGCTACGCACTTTTATTCCTAGTGATTATCTGTTCCAGTTTACCCCATCAGTTCAGTACGACAAGCACTACTTTGAAGCCATCCCTCAATCTTGTAAGGAACTAGGCTGTGACCCAGACTTCTCGGCGTATACAAGTAAGGAGAATCCGAAGCCTAATACACGTGGAGGGACCCTGCGTACAGGTGCAGGACATCTACATATTGGATGGGGTGAAAGCCTTGGAGGACCTAGCCATATGTGGGACTGCTGTCAGATTGTTCAAGCACTCGATAATTACTTCCGTTACTATGAAAAGCTTTGGGATGCAGACACGACTAGACGTACACTATACGGTAAGCCGGGAGCATTTCGACCGAAGCACTATGGGGTCGAGTACCGAGTACTTTCTAATGCCTGGCTGAATCATCCTAAGATGTGGCCATGGTTGTTTAAGAGTTGTGAGTTTGTCTTTAATAAGATGGTGGCAGGTGAGACAACTAAGTACTATGTTCCTACTCGTGAACAGTTGGACCTGGACTCCATCAACAAACATACGGTGAGAGCAATGGGTAAAGAGGCACCGCTTCTTACTAAGGATATGTTGGAGAACTAACATGGGCCGCGCCTTCCTTAGCATGGACGATGTTAGAATGAGACTGCACAAGACAGTGTGTATGTATAAGGGTGAGCCTGTCTATGTGAACGTGGATGACATTGGGCAAGACCATAAGGTTAGGGTTTGCCCATTGGCTGCTGTAGCTAACGCATCTATCGATAAGTATAAGCTTGTCGATTATAGAGAGGATGCGTTTGATTACAGGTTTATCGAACTAGGATACTTCAACTACAAGAACGATTGTTGGTTCTTGTCTCGTAACCCTGAGCGTAAGAATCATCAGGGTCTTAGGTATGACTGCATCAGTGCATCGCCTAACGATCTGAGTGAGTACCACTCGTATATCCAGTGGTTCTTTAGTCCGAGTATGCACGATACCATCATGGGTAAGTATCCTAAGTTGAGTGAGGCGTTAGATAAATTGCGTCATGAAGATGCTAAGGGAGTGGCGGTCCATCGTGACTTTGCTGTCAAGTGGATCGACAATAATAATATCGGTATGTTCTATAGAGACCAACTGATTAGTATTAAGGATGATGTGACGGATAAGTTCAATCTTATTCCTAAGCGTGCGACATCCTACATACAACGATTCTTGGAGGCAGCTGGACTATGAGTACTGTTAATACATATATTGGAAAGAAAGACAAACCAGGACATGTTGGTCTTGAGCTAGAAGTGGAAGCCAAGCATGAACTTCCTTCGGATGCACCCCGTTGTTGGTTGGCTAAGCCGGAAGGTTCATTGCGTGGATACGCCATGGAGTATGTTACCGATGGTCCCATTAAATGTGACCTGGATAAGTTCGGTAAGATCAAAGCTCTGACTGATGTGATCAATCATAGTAAGTATCAAGTAGACAAGGAGAGTCCAAGGACTAGCCTGCATGTGCACGTCAATGTCGGGCAGCTTACACCTGTCCAGATGTGGACTAGTGCGACGGCCTACTGGTTGTGCGAACGTCTGCTCATGAAGTATTGTGGGGCAGATATGAGAGAAGGTAACTTATTCTGTTTGAGGTTGGCAGACGCTGATGGTGTCATTAAGGTTTCTTGCAAGGACCTTAAAGGCAAGCAACCCTTCAGGTCCATCAATACAGATAAGATTCGCTACTCAAGCCAGAACCTGAATGCAGTTCCTAAGTTTGGCTCTATTGAATACCGTGGTATGAGGGGCGTTACTGACCCTGTTATCATTGATACCTGGTCTGATGAATTGTACAAGATGGTGACTAGTGCGAAGAAGTACTCTGATCCAGCTGACCTTCTTGATAAGTTTGCTAACTTAGACAAGAAGGATTTCTTGAAGAGTTTGTTTAGTAACAGCTTCGTTGATACCCTTATCCAAGTACCCAATTGGCGGCAGCTAATGGATGCTGATGTGGGTAGGTTGGTTGAGCTTGGTTACTTCCATGACTGGAAGGAATGGTCTGAGAAGATCGAGAAGAACCGGCTTAACAATAAGATCAACGATAAGGTGGGTAGTAGTGATCTTCCTATCGATGCAGTACTCAGTGCTAATCAGGTGCATAAGGCGTACCAACAGGGTATCCCCCTTGTTAAGCTACCATCAGGTAAGTTCTATATCCCTGGTATATACATTGATGGCCAACTGTGTATTAAGTATGATTCACCTAACAAGGCAAGCCATCTAAGTATCGTTGAGTATCTGATTAGTTATGGTTTGAGTGGACCGGCTACTGCTTCTGTTAATATTAATCCGGGTGGTACTAATACCTTTACTTCAACTGCTATTCCCTTTCCTGATACCTTCGAGGACTGATATGATATACATGTATGCATACTCAAATGGTAGTAAGACGGCTAAGCTATTGGCCGAGAAGCTTGGGATCAAGAGACTCAAGCATGTAGGCAGTAAGGCTAAGCCTACTGTGGTTATCAACTGGGGTAAGGGTATCCCATTTACAAAGGTGATCAATGATTACAAGGCGGTGGGTAGTGCGATCAACAAGCTTATCGCATTCCAGATCATGGAAGGGAAAGGAGTTAGTGTCCCTCCTTATACGACGAGCGTATCTAAAGCTCAAGCCTGGATGCCTAAGGATAAAGTGGTTGCACGCGCCACCCTTACGGGGCACGAGGGAGCAGGTATATCAATACATTCAATGGGGTCCCTTCCACAAGTACCCCTCTACGTAAAGTATATTCCAAAGAAGAAGGAGTTTAGGGTTCATGTGTGTGGAGACAAGATAATTGATAGACAACAGAAGGTACTCAAAGCAGGAACTCAACCACATAGTTGGGAAGTCCGTAACACTGCTAATGGATTCATATTCCAAAGACAAGGAATCAATGTACCAACAGATGTCGACACACAGGCGTTGGCAGCGGTCAAAGCCCTATCGTTGGATGTCGGTGCAGTTGATGTCATCTGGAATGAATCCCAAAACAAAGCGTATGTGCTTGAGGTTAATACGGCACCAGGTCTTGAAGGCACCAGCCTAGAGATATACTCCAAGGCTTTAAGACAACTAATTAAGGATAAGTTTAATGTCTAATAAAAGACACGAAAGTAATGAACTTGATTATTATGTTAATCAATGGAAACATGGTAATGTTATTCAGATTCCATTGACTAAGTTTATCAGTAACTATGATGACCCTAGTGGGGTGCGTTGTTACATCTGCGATTGGAGTCCTTATAATAATAAAAGTCTTTACAATCCAGAAGCAGAGACCTATACTAGAAACTTTCTACAAAATGATTATGATGGCAAGCCAGTATGTTCTGCTTGTCAACGTATCATTGGTCATATGAAACCCTCTGATAAAGACACACCAATATCTAAGTATATGATTGACAAAGATATTAGAGGATTGGAAATCTTTGATTCAGAAGATGATGAGGCTGATCATCTGGCAGGGGATGCTGTCTATGATCCGAGCATTGGACAATTCTCTGGATCGCGTAAAGTTCCTGTAAGATATGGTTGACAGTACATCCTATGTATCCTAGATTAAATATGGGAGGGGAGGTACAATGAACCAACATCATCAACCATGTCCAGACTGTAAGTCATCAGATGCTATGAGTATCTATGATGATCATAGCTACTGCTTTAGCTGTAACAAGTATACATCCTTTAACAAGGAGTTCATAGATGATAAGAGTTCATATGAGTTCATAGAACATAGAGGATTAAGTAAAGAGACATATAGGTTCTATGATGTCAAGTGTAAGATTGATCCGCTTGGCCAGCCTATTCACCTAGGCTTCCCTTATGGTGGTGGTTCATTCAAGGTTAGATCAGTGGCGGGTAAGAGTATCTGGTCAGTTGGTTTGTCTAACCCTGATACTGTCCCCCTCTTTGGAATGGACAGGTTCTCTGCTGGTTCAGCTAAGTCTATTACAATCACGGAAGGTGAATATGATGCACTATCAGTATTCCAAATGTTGGGATCGAAATACCCCGCAGTCTCTATCAGAGGTGCCTCTACTGGTAGACGAGATTGTGAAAACGCTAGAGAGTATCTTAACTCTTTCGAGCGCATCTATCTCTGCCTCGATAATGATGAGCCTGGAAGAAAAGCAACTGCCGACATCGCTAAGCTATTCGACCCACATAAAGTCTTCGTTGTCAAACTCACAAGATATAAAGACGCTAATGAATACCTTGTCAACGAGCTTGCAAAAGAGTTTACAGGAGCTTGGTGGTCAGCGAAGCAATACATGCCTGAGGGTGTCGTTGCAGATTACGGGGCAGTTGAGCGAATCCTTAGAAGTGAAAGTGCGGTATCAACCGCTACATACCCCATACGATCCTTACAAGATGCTTCGTACGGGATACGCCCCGGAGAGGTCGTACTAATTACAGCACAAGAAGGTGTAGGTAAGACAGAGGTACTACGTAGTATCGAGCACCACCTACTAAAGACAACAGAAGATAATCTAGCAATCATTCATCTAGAAGAAGGAGAGAAGAGAAGTGTTCAAGGTCTTGTTGGTCTCGAGCTTAATGTTCCTGTGCACCTGCCTGATGCTGGAGTATCTGTGGAAGACCAAGTTCTGGCGTTCCAAAAGCTTACTAAGAAGGATAGCAGGCTACATATCTACAGTCACTTCGGTTCAAATGATCCTGATAACATCCTGGATATCATTCGTTATCTGGCTACAGTTTGTAAGTGTAAGTATATCACTCTTGACCACATCACTATGATCGTGACAGGAGCACAATCAGATGATGAACGAAAGACGCTTGATTACCTATCTACTGAATTGGCACGACTTACCAGAGAGCTTGGGTTCACTCTCTTCTTGGTATCTCACGTTAACGACGACGGAAAGACTCGTGGTTCAAGAAACATTAGTAAGATTGCAGACCTCTGGATTGAACTTAACAGAGACACAGACGCAGGCTCTTTGTACACTGATCTGCGAATTAAGAAAAACAGATTCAGTGGAAAGACAGGACAAGTAGGGACACTGGTATTCGATCCTGTCTCATATAAACTAAACGAGATGGAACACAGTGATACCGTTTTTCAACCGTTGGAAGGACTACAAGATCAAGGTGGTAGTAGTAGGCATTAAGTCCTGCAAGCTACATCAGAATCCAACGCATCAAACTAGACGATTTGTTAAGGAGCTAAGAGACAATGGAGTACGTGTACGCAGCTATGACTTTAGTGATTGGGCTAGGCGTGGCATATGCATTGTACCAATCGAGTACAAGAAAACGACAGGGAGAATTCGCGCCTTGTCGGTCATGCTCCCTCCCAGTGTGTTTATCTTGTACGGCCCCCATGCCCAACAATACACAGGACTAATCACAGAGGGTATCACGGGGTCAAGGAATGGTCCTAAGCAGCACACAGTCTACATTGACTGTATACCTACGGAGGATTTCGATTGGAGCAATTAGAGAAAGTTACACGTGTTGAAATTATTGACAGTACAGGAAGAGCATACGTAAAGTATGGTGTGCGTGTTGAAATTGCTCTACAAGATGATGGTCGCACACTTAAAGTATTTGTGAATGAAGTGCGTTCTTGATATTGAAACGAACGGCATTGATAACCCCACAGTCATACACTGTGTGGTATGTAGAGACATAGATACAAATGAAGTACACATTTTTAAGGATGCTCAAAGCTTCAAAGAGTTCGTTGATACTGTACGGTGTAGCCTTTGGATTGGGCATAACATTATTGCTTATGATTGGCTCTGGTTGTCTAAGCTGTGGGGTATCACGCTACCTGCAATGGAAGTCAGAGATACTCTCATCCTTAGCCAACTACTTAAACAAGGAATAGATGATGGACACTCACTTGAAGCTTGGGGAAGAAGACTGGGAGTACTTAAGAAAGGTGCAGGAATCAACGACTTCTCTGCACTCACAGCTGAGCTCCTCGATAGATGCATTGGAGACACTGAGGTCAACCTTGCGCTTTTTCAATTCCTCAGTAAAAAACTTGATAGAACAGAATTCAAAGAAGCAATAGATGTCGAACATCGAATGGCTTTTATTTGTCTTGGTATGCATCTCGATGGGTTTAAGTATAATAAACTGGATGCAGATAAACTTCTTAGTGAACTCACTCAAACCCTTGCAAGCATCGATGCTGAGATTGAGAAGAGCTTTAAGCCTAGTGTTAGAGTACTTCGCGAAGTACAACCGAGACTAACGAAACATGGAACCTACAATCGAAATGACTTTCGTTGGTACAAAGGTAATGATCTCAGTATCTTTGGAGGTGGACCCTTCACAGTGTTTGAGTACGAGGACTTTAATCCGAACAGCAATAAACAACTTGTTAGACTGCTTGATGAAGCGGGGTGGTCTCCGATTAATAAAACAAAGACGGGTCAAGGATACAAGATAGATGAACAAAACCTGGCTACGTTACCGGAAGATGCACCGGAGTCTGCTAAGCTACTCGTTAAACGTCTCTTGCTTGTTGCCCGTGTTCGTACGTTGGTGTCTTGGCAAGAGGCGTACAGCGACCGAGACGGTCGCATACATGGAAGATTCCACACACTAGGTACATACACTCACCGTATGTCTCACACTAAACCCAACATGGGTAACGTGAGTGCAGAGAAGAGTATCAAGTACAAAGGACAAGAGTTAAATAAACTAGCCACTGATCTAGGTGGTAGGATGCGTAAGCTCTGGATAGCAGAGGATGACGCATGGTTGGTAGGCACAGATATGGAAGGTGCGCATCTTCGTATCCTTGGCCACCTTATGGATGACAAAGAATATATTCAATCATTACTTGAAGGAGATAAGAAACTTGGAACAGACATCCACTCAAGAAACAAGCAAAGGCTTGGACACATCTGCCCTAGTAGAGACCTTGCAAAGACTTTCATCTTTACATTTCTTAATGGAGGAGGAGTCGGCAAAGTTTGCGAAATCTTTGGATGCGGAAGGGAGGAAGGTGCTGGGGCTCTTCATCAATTCATTGCATCGTATCCAGGATTACTACTACTACGAAGCGAAATATACCCACGATATGCAAGACAACGATGGTTCCCAGGTGCCGACGGACGTCTCGTCTTCTGCGACTCAGAGCACCTAATGATGGCAGCTGTGCTTCAGAACTACGAAGCTGTAATCATGAAGCACGCTAACGTTATGTGGAGAAAGCAGCTTAAAGATGAAGGTATTATATTCAAGCAAGTCAACTTCGTTCATGACGAATTCCAAACGGAAGTGTACGGATCGAAAGAAACTGCTGAGTACGTTGGAAAGATTCAGTCAGAGTGTATTAGGAAATGCGGAGAACTCTTCGATATCCGATGCCCATTGGCAGGTGAGTATTCAGTTGGAAAGAATTGGTTAGAGACACACTGATGGCTTATCTATTAGCAGTTACACTATGGGCACTAGGTGCCGTACTGGTCTTTGATATTAACGATGAAGACCACAAGAAGAATGGAGAAAGTTCAGAGCTAGGAGAAGCTATCATGTGTTTCATGTGGCCATTCTATGCACTCTGGCGAGTTCTACTAATCATTACAGGAAAGAATTAAATTGGAAAAGAAGAAAACGTTTATCTGTGCAGTTAGTTTTATGGCACCAATGGAGGGTAACCTCCCTATCATTGCTAGCTCTAAGGAGCAAGCCGAGGAACTGTGCAAGAAGGTACTACACAATCGAATGAATGTTGTGGTGCACGATACAGTGACACCAGAGGAACTGCCTGATGATTGGCAGGATGCATCTCCTATTAACATGGATGGTATGAATTAATGGCTACGAATACACACTACATCACTGGCGTTTGCAAGTGGGCAAAGGTCCACAAGCCAGACGAGAAGTACAATAAGTTCAGCATTGATATTGGTTTCACTAAGGACGACCTAGCTACTAACTATGCTAAGATGGGTCTTAAGAACAAACCCAAGGAGGCAGATGGTTTGTACTGGGTAACCTTCCGTCGTGATCCTGAGGGTAAGGTATGGGTCAATGGCAAGCAGGAAGCAGCTGGTGCACCTGGTGTCTTCAATGCTGATGGTTCTCCCTGTAAGGAGATGATCGGCAATGGCTCTGAGGTTACCATCGTTGTCTCTACCTATGACTATGACAACAAGTTTGGTAAGGGTAAGGGCTCTAGGCTTGAGAAGGTTAGGGTTGACAAGATGGTGAAGTACGAACGTGATGCTCCGAGGTCCAATGACCCCGACATTCCCTTCTGATAGACCTAAACGATTGCTGCTATTGACTGGTGATTATATGCACGAGATTCGTGTCATCAGTCAATCGACAAACAATACTGAAACGATTGTCTACCTCGAACTAGTAAAGGATAAAGAGCGAGAACAATTAGTTCAAGCTCTTAATGACTACTATGGCGACGACACTTAACACACTAGTACCTGATATCTATAAGACAATTGATGAAGGCATAGAACTATCCACTACTGAACGTGCTGAGCTTGGGGAGCAGCTGGTATCAGCTGTTCTCCAAGGTCTCGGTAAGAATGAAGAACAGAAAGCTGGTCAGCTTAGGATGTCTAACTTTGGTACCCCTTGTGAACGCAAGCTATGGTACACAGTTAACAAACCTGAGTGGGCTGAGAAGCTAGAGCCTTGGGCTAGATTTAAGTTTGCATATGGCCACCTACTAGAGACAGTGGTTCTATTCCTAACTAAGAAAGCAGGACATGAAGTTAAAGGAGAGCAAACAGAACTGGATTTCCATGGCATCAAAGGCCATAGAGATGCCATTATTGATGGTGTCGTTGTTGATGTCAAGTCTGCTAACAGTCGTGGTATGGGCAAATTTAAAGATCATACCCTGGTGGATGACGATCCTTTCGGTTATCTGGATCAACTTAGCCTTTACGCATCTGCTTCTAAAGGTGATCCTAATGTGGCAGTCACGAAAGAAGCTGCCTTTCTGGCCGTGGACAAAGAACTAGGCCACATCGTATTAGACAAATATAAGGTAAAAGACATTGATGAAGCTACTATTGAAGCTAAGAAACAAATGCTATCGAGTGATACTCCGCCTCGCAGAGCGTATCTCCCGGAAGCTGACGGCAAGTCTGGCAACCAAAAGCTTGGAGTCGCCTGTTCCTACTGCCCCTACAAACAACAGTGCTGGGCAGATGCCAACAAAGGGCGCGGGCTTAGAGGGTTCCTCTACAGCACAGGTATCCGATGGCTCACCTGGGTCGAGCGAGAGCCAGAAGTAAAAGAAGTATGAGACGATACAGTAAGAAACATAAGCGTGGTAAGGGTAAGTTCAGGAGTAAGCTCGAAGAGATGGTAGCCAGCAAGATACCTAAGGGTGTCAACTGGAAGTTCGAGAGTGAGCGACTGACTTACCTATTACCTAAGACTTATATACCTGATTTGATTATCGAGAAACCAGATGGACGCAAGCTGTACATTGAAGTTAAGGGATATCTTAGAGACGAAGATCAACGAAAAATGCGAGCAGTCAAGTTCTCGAACCCTGATCTGGACATTAGATTCTTCTTTCCTGAAGATAAACAAGTCCACCGTTCTTCAATGGTTAACTCCGAATGGTGTAAGAAATACAGTTATCCTTACGCCATCGGCAAGATACCCAAGCACTGGTACAAATGACGACACACCTAGTATTCTATGATGCCCATGCGCATCACAACCATAATAATGATAGAGCCTTATGGCTTGGAGAATTAATTAATGAACTTCGACCCGACGTGGTTATCGATGGCGGTGATACTGCTGACCTTCCTAGCTTGTCATCTTATGATAAAGGGACAAGAGCGGCGGTTGGAAGGACTTATTCACAGGACATTGCAGCACACAATGACTTCCAAGACAAGCTCTGGTTCAGGATACGAAAAAGTAAGCGCAAGCTCCCTAGGAGAATTCGTCTTATTGGAAACCATGAACAACGGATTGACCGAGCTCTGGATAGTGCACCACACATGGCAGGCACCGTGTCTTATAAAGACCTACAGTTAACAAAATATTATGACGAAGTAGTTTATTATGACGGACAGTTACCTGGTGTCATCGTGGTTGACGGCATCCATTATAGCCATTATTTTGGGAGTGGTCTTCTTGGTAGGCCAGTATCCGGTGAACACCCGGCGTACGCACTCCTATCGAAAAAGCACGTATCATGTACCCAAGGACATTCCCACATCTTCGACCACTGCATCAGAGCCAAAGCCGACGGAGGAAAAATCGCAGGTCTAGTTGCTAATTGCTTCATAGACTATGAGATGGATTGGCCAGGACAGACACAGAAGATGTGGACCAATGGTGTCCATATCAAAACCAACGTAGAGAAAGGCATGTACGACCTGAGTACAATCTCTATGGCCACACTTAAGAAGAGATACAATGGATAAGGTAGAAGAGTTGCTAGACTTGTACGAACTGGAGGAATTGTTTGAGGTGCTAGATGTAACCCCATATGAGGTGGTTACTATCCTCTTGCGTCATGGCTACGCAACTCTTCCTCCCTTCCTTGAGGACGACTATGGAACTGACGAAGAATAGAAAAAGAGCCGAGCGCAGGAAGCACACGGCTAAGGATAAACGAAAGAGATTGTATGCGAAGGCTACCAAAGACAGTGAAGGTGGGTGGACACACCATCTCAGTCGAACAAGTGAAGAATCTAGACTCGATGGGAGAGTACCACAGAGGGAAGTCCACGATCTATATCAACAAAGAGATATCATACCAGCAGAAAGCAGCGACCCTACTCCACGAGATTCTTCATGTGATCTTGGGGGAACAGGTACCGGACATGAAAATGGAGAAGGAGGAACCTCTAGTGACGGCTCTTGAGGTAGGATTGTTTGCCTTTATTAAAGACAACCCTAAGGTTGTTAGGTACTTGGAGGGTGCATGATTTATGTAGCTAGTCCTTATAGCTCTGATTTCAGAGAGACTAGGCAGAGACGCTATGAGGCAGTAAGAGATTGGATTGCCGCTTGTCAATCTGAGTATGATGAACCTTTGTATAGCCCTATTGTACATTGGCATGAGGCAGCTGCCTATAACCATCTACCAACTGATGCTGCCTTCTGGTGGAGTATGAACAAACAGATGATTGATATCGCCAATCGTCTCATTGTTCTGGGGATTGATGGGTACGAAGAGAGTAAAGGAGTTAATCAAGAAATCGAGTATTGGAAACAAGAAGGTTATGATGTCGAATACATCTTCCCCTCTGAAATTTGATCAGGAGAAAATAAGACTTGAACTCATACCACCTGAATTTCTCTGGGCTACAGGCCGCGGACTCAGTTATGGAGCTAGGAAATATTCTCCTGGCAATTGGGCGACAGGCGAAGGATTCGAATGGTCGCGTCTCTATGGTGCTTTGCAACGTCACCTTGCCCAATGGCACGGAGGTGAAGATTACGATGCAGAGTCCGGAAACCACCATCTCGATCACGCCTGTTGCATGCTAGCATTCCTAGTAGCACATATTCATAGACAACACGGTAGAGACGATAGGATAGACAATGGTGTCAGTGTGCGCAAACTGCTTGAGATGGCTTAGGCATATCAAGCGAGGGTCTGGTAAGGGTATGTCGGACTATGGTACTTGTTGGTTAGATGGTGCTAGGACCGAAGGAGATGAAGGCTGTGGTTTTCACTCTGATAAAGTACCACCTAGGCAGGGAGAAGCTATGCCACCTAGGCAGACCAAGAATAAGAAGCTAAGACATAGGTTCTTAAGTAGAGTAAAACGTACTGGTAAGAATAGACTACACTGGAATAGATAACAAATAAGGGGAGCATTAAGCTCCCCTTTTTTATTCACCAATTAGTTCTTTTATCTTACGTCTTGTAGCCTCTAGGCGTTTCTTCGCCTGTTGTACTCTGGCTATCCTAGGTTCACCCTCGGCTATGGTGATTAGGCTTTCCTCTTCCTCACGTAATCTCTCAAGCTTAGACCTACGCTTAGGCATATTACCTATGTCTTCACTCATAGTCTTAGGTGCGCCTTGAGATATGTCACGGGCTACTGTCTCACGTATCTCATTGACCCTAGATGGTATAATACCCCTAGTCTCTTTGATCTTAGCAAGTTCAGTTAGCTTACCTTGTAGTGTGTCTATACGCTCTTGGTGCTTAGCTAGCGCTGCTTCCTTACGTCCACGTTCACTGGCATTCCACCTATCAGGGTCTTTAAGGTCACGCTCAAGGGCTTCCTTACGGACTGTGTTAGACTTAAGAGATGTAGCTAGACGTTTCTCTTCATAGCTAATATCCCTAGCAGACATCTTCTGTCCTTCAAAGGCCATCTCCTGAGTACGTCCTCTGGCTCTTTCTAGTTGTGTCTCACGCCAGTTCTTCATCTCAGGTTCATTCCACTTCCTATCAAGGAAGTCCTGTGTCTTCTCTACTCTGATAGTAGACGCTTCATCTTCTCTACCACCACGCTTACCAGCTGATCTATCAGCACCTTGCTTAGTAGCAGCGCTACCCACAGGTTCACCTGTCTGGTTATCAATAAGCACATAGTCTTTCTTGAGATGCTTATTCATACCTGTATGAGGAGCCCAGTCTCTAGGTGCTACATCAGAGGCAAGGTCTACATCACCCTTAGAGTAGGCAGTACGCAAACCAGGTGGTACTTCATCTAGTTGTAGGTGTCCTTCATTGATCTGTTGATCACGAGGGAATGCCTCGGTATCCTCAGGCTTCTGAGCCCTACGCTCTCTAGCTGTATAGTCGGCCCTAGTCTGTACGTTCTTAGCCTCTACCTCACCCTCTAGTCTAGAGTATGCAGCATGAGCAGGGTCAGAACTACCATACTTAGCGACCCTCTCCCTGAGGTCTAGTCCTCTCATACCCCTACGTATCTCATCCTCAGCAAGACTACCCCTCATCATGTCTACGTTACCACCAAAAGAGAATCTCTCTTGGAACTGTATCTCATGTTGGAGTTCATGAAGAAGGGCAGACCTAGCCTCCTCCTCATTCCTGGCGTTGATGGAGATATGTCTAGTATCAGGCTGGTAAGACGCACTGGGTTTGAAGTTACGCATACCACCAGTGACTTTATTAACAGAGACAGTGACATCTAGACCAATATCAGGGAACATCTTATAGAGGGTAGGATGATCGAAGATCATACCTAGATTGTATTCCTCTCCTGACTTCATAGCCTCCCAGTGTTTGACTGCACTGTACTTATCACTGACTTCAAACCTAAGCTTACCATCAGCACCTATGCTGATACCGCCTAGGCCAGCCTCTTCCATGATATCGTTAGTAGCCTTCCTGATCTCATCCTCTGACTTGCCAGCAGTCTTCATCTTCTTCGCTATGGCTAGGGCAGACTCAGCATGGGGGAAACCCTGAGCCGTAAGGTTCTCAGCAGCGACCTTACCACCAAACAGTCTAAGGGCACCAGCAGGGACAGGGACAGCACTACTAAGTACACCCACGTTTGCTGCGTTATTGACGACCTTCTGGATGGTTTCTGTGCCAGTCGGGGAGTCACTAGGGGTACGGGTGAGATCGGCGTCCTGAAGCTCCCTGAGGGCTCTGAGAGGCTCCCCAATGAAGGTCCGGCCGACCCACGCCACAGCCTTGCTTCCCCCCTGGCTGATGCCAGTTGATTCGGCTTGTTCGATGTGCTGGTCAACAGCGTTAAACCAGCCTTCCACAGCTTGGTACCAGTCATCAGTTCTAGTTACATCAAATTGTCTGGGGGAAGTAGGGAAAGTCATACCCACACCAAAGAGAATGGGTGTATCACCACCTAAGGGAGCTGCCTCGTAGTCCTCTGTACCAGCAGGAGCAATAACATCTGGCATTCCTACATATGAACTCGGTGTATTCATATATCGTACAAAACCAGCTAAAGTCTCCATGCCTTTACGACCAGCATTTAGAAGAGAAGGCCCCCCTTTAGGGTTACCAGGTATCTCATCAGCTGCTGCTTCTAGTTCATCAGCAAGAGGCACATCTGTAAGACCGGCCTGCATCTTGGCATCACGGTACTTATGAATCTCTTCCATGAGGTTCTGGCCATTACCAGAGATACCCCTATGGTTGTTGATCTCACGCATAGCCTTGTTAGCTGCCTCGTTCTTGGCAGTGTAGTATCCCTCAAACTCACCACGGAGTTCCCTTAGCTTGGCATCCTTTTCGTCTGCCAAGTCTTCAGGGTCAATCGTACCAGTAGGATCAATAGTAATACCAGAATCAGCCATTACTTCACCAGAGGTTTGTAGCCAAGATCATTAGGGTCCATGCCATTGAGGGCAAAGAGACCATTGAAGAACCTATTAGGGTCTTCTTTAGTTTCTTTAAAGATACCCAGCATAGGAGCAGACAGCTTATTGAATGTA